CTTCTATGTCTTACCTGTTTTTGAAGATATTCTAAGAGCCGGTCAGTTAGACTTGTCAAACAGAGTTAGAAGATCAAATTATTCTTATGAAGTATCAGGAACAAAAATAAGAATATTTCCTACACCTACATCTGACACTAAAAAATTATGGGTAAGAGTTCGTCAGTATGCTGATCCTTTGACCCCCGCTTACGCAGACGAGTTGATACACGGTGTTTCAAACATGTCAAATATCCCCTTTGGAAACTTAACTTATTCAAGAATTAATTCCATCGGAAAACAGTGGATTAGACAATTTACATTAGCCTTGTCAAAAGAGCAGTTAGGAATGATTAGATCAAAGTTTGGCAACATACCAATTCCTGGGGGAGATGTCTCTTTGAACGGCGGTGACTTAATTACTCAAGGAAGAGAAGATCAGACCGGTCTTAAAACACAGCTAAGAGAGATGCTCGATACAATGACCTATGATAAGTTGATTGAGATTCAATCAACAAGAGCAGAGCAGATGAATAAACAATTACGCTATATTCCAATGCCTTTGGGTAAAGCAATATTAATGGGATAAAATTATGGGCAGATTTTTTATCACTCCTAGAGAAATTAACTTCATAAATGATGTGGCAAAAGAATTGGTAAAAGATGTAATAGGACAAAAAATCTATTATTTCCCTATATCAGAAGTGAAATCAAAAGTTCACGATGTCTATGAAGAATCTCCCGACAAGGTTTTTGAAAACCCTATTGAGATCGATTGCTTAGTAAAATACCAACCCCAGGAAATCAGGACAAATCGATTTGGCTCAGAGGAGTATTATACTGTGGAAGCCTATGTTCAATCTCGAGACTTGCTTGATAAAGGAATAGAAGTGCTAGAAGGCGACTTCTTTTCTTATGGTTCTACGTTTTTTGAGGTCATTAAAGGACCTGCTTCCGACATTATTTTTGGTCAAATTGAACATAAAAGTTATATAACGATCACAGGTAAACAATCTAGAAAAGGACAATTCTTATCAAAAATTTTTGGTCCTACTTCGGAAGCTTACTCAGATCCCGACGCTGTTCAAGAAACATTTGTTCAGCAGCGAGGGTTTGAAAAGAATAGACTGGGTGAGACCGGTGACATAAGACAACTAAGAGAAAATGGAGTTTTAGATAAACCTATCACAGGCCCGAAGGAAGTTTCTCCGAAGGGCGATCCAAGAGGTGTGGGTTCTTCTTTCTATGATGAAGACGACGGGAGTTAAATTTGGGACATCAAATCAAAGGTGAAAAAGTCATAAAAGACTTTGATGGAAATAATGCTCCTGAAGATTTTGACATTCCTTCGATAGGAATAGAAGATATTGATAGAGCAGTTTTTGAATTATTTGATAAAAAAATATCATTTGAAGTGAAACATAAAGGTACGCTGCAAAAAGTGCCTGTGATCTTTGCATCAGGTGAAAGATTTGCTCTCACAAGAAGAAAAAACCCTATCAGAGATAAGGAGAACACACTTATTCTTCCACTTATTTCTATTATGAGGCAGAATATTGATTTTTCTCCTTCACAGTCTAACAAAAAAACTGCTATTGCTTTTAGAGAGCAAGAAAACTATGTTGTCAAATATAAGCTTAGTGAAAGAGATAGAAGATATCAAAATATCATCAATAAACAAGGCATAAAAAATCAAGATAATGTTTCTTCACAAAAACACTATCTTTCGACTACGCCTTCACCTGGTTTTGGCGTTCAACCCGAGACAACCTCTACAAGAAGAAGTACAGCAAACATACAGTTTTCAAGTTTAGCAAATGTAAGCTTGGGAGAAGAGTTAGGTAGAAATATTTTTGAAATAATTCAAACTCCTTATCCAGAATTTGTTTCAGTGACTTACGATGTTGTCTTTTGGACACAATACATGCAACAGTCAAATCAGATGATAGAAACTCTTCTGGTAAATTTTACCGGTCAAGGAGAAGAGATACCTATGATTACGGAAGGAGGATACGAACTTGTCGCATTTTTCACAGGACCTTTTTCCAATTCTGGAACTAACTTGGATGATTTTACAGAAAGTGAAAGAATTATTAGACACACATTTTCTGTCACAATACCTGGATATATTATCAATCCTAAACACCCAGGTATGCCAAAGATGTTAAGAAGCTACATATCAGCTCCCGAACTTAGCTTTGGAGTTTATATTGGAGAAGCAGAGACCATAAACTATCAGCCTGAAAGGAAGCAGGAAACCGTCAAAAGACACGCTTTACAAGATCTTACAAATATAAAAGAACACGAGTTAATTAGAGGTGAGTCAAGAGAAGTTATACAGTCTACTATTGTCAATCCGTTCTCAAAATCAACTAAAACTGAATTTTCTAAAATTAGAACCAGAAATCAGAGAGCAGGAGAGACTGTTGCTTCATCTGAGATAATTGAAGAAATTGATAGATTTGAGACATAATTAAAACAGATGTTTAGCAAACACACACATAGTTATAATAGGAATTTTAGGAGTAATTAATGGCAGAACAAACTTTCAGATCGCCTGGCTTCTTTGAGCGTGAGATAGATCTCACACAAAGATCAACAGAAATTGTGGGCGTTCCAGCAGGTGTCATTGGAACTGCACAAAAAGGACCGGCTTTCGTTCCCGTCACTGTCGGGTCATTTCTAGACTTCGAGAACAAATTTGGCTCTCTCGATCCAGAGAAGTATGGAACTTATGCAGCAAATGAATGGCTCAAGAACAGAACTGCGCTGACCTACGTTAGAGTCTTGGGCGCAGGAGCAAACAGCAGCACCACTGATATATCAAACACACAGACAGCAGGTACTGTTAGAAATGCCGGTTTTAAACTATCGGGATCCAGATCAGACTCAGATAACAGATACGATGGCACGGTTCAGTTCTTGGCCGCCAGACACGATCCGCAAACAAACGAAGCTTACGGGATGCCGTTATTCACTGATAACAGTTCAGTTAATGCTGCAGGTGATGTGCATCTCGTAAGAGCAATGTTGATGACTACTTCTGGTTCAAGATTTGAAGTTTTAGATCACAATGGGTTTTACTCAGGAGTTGCAACATCTGATGATTCTGCCAAGATAAGAGATTATGACGGGACAACAGAGCAGGGGATATTTAAGTTAGTTCTTTCATCTGCAGCTGGATCTAATTTCTCAAATGATGAAGCTTTCTCCGGAATAAAGATCTATACAGCTTCTTTAAATCCAGATAGCAAGCATTATGTCGGAAAAATATTAAATACAAATCCTGACAGGTTTAATGAAGAGCAACACTATCTTTATGCTGATTTTCCTGTCGAGAATGAGATCGCTAAGGTTGTCTATGATGCTTCAAATGCCTCAGTTGCTATCTTGTCAGGCTCATCAAATATTAATGCTGGTGCTGGAGGCTCAGGAACAACATTTACAGAACTGTTCGGATCTTTTAACACAAGATATCAGACAGCCAGATCAACTTCTTTCATCTCACAACCTTTCGGAAATGTTGAGTATGACTTATTCCACTTCGAAGCATTAGATGATGGAATTGCAGGTAATAGAAAAGTTAAGATATCTATCTCAAATCTTAGAAAATCAACTAACCCTAAAGATCCTTATGGAACATTCACAGTTCTTGTGAGAGATTTTTATGACACAGATACAGATCTAAAGATACTTGAACAATTCTCACAATGCACTCTAAACCCAGGTGATGATAACTATGTTGGAACAAAGATCGGAGATTTGAAGGTTTTTTATAATTTTGATGCCGAGACAGAATCTGAGCGTAGATTAAATATTACCGGAAAGAGACCTAACAGATCAGCCTTCGTTAGAATCGTTATGAACGCTGCTGTGGAAGACGGAGAGGTTCCTGCTGGCGCCTTACCATTCGGATTCAGAGGATTACCTGTTGTCAAGACAACAACAAGCTTAACAGATCATACTGCAATTTTGAGTGATGGATCTTTGAATGGTTCTGCCAGTGCTCGTTTAAGCTTTGTTAACGGAGCTGCTGCTGATTTACCTCTCACAGCTTCTATCTTACCACCTGTTCCCATGAGATTCAAGGCAACAAGAGGTGCAGTTGCAACATCAGGATTTACTGGAAATCCTGGTTCACTCGAACTTGCTGATTCAAGATATTTCTTCGGAATCAAATTTGAGAGAGTTCCTTCAGAAAATGATGTTACAAACGCAGTGTTAAAAGCAAACGGTTCAGGAGAACACAACAATCTTTTAAGTAGCTACTCAAAACTTCTGGGTATTTCTAAGTTAGATATGCTTGTCACGGGTTCTGGTGCAGATGCATTCAATGATAATAAGTTCTCATTAGCAAAAGTCGCACTATATCATCAGCCTTCAGCAGGACAGACTCCTAACACAATCGTGGGAGCTTTAACAGCATCGGTTGCAAGTCACATGCTTGAGGCAGCTTACATAAGAAATGGAGTTGTCAATAATCCCCAGTACACCATTTCAGATGGTGCTCTCACAAGAATGACTTTTGGAACAATTGCAGCTGCAACTTCATCGGTTGTTTTCAATAGATTTACCGATTACATGAAATTTACAAACATGCTTTACGGTGGATTTGATGGTTTAAACTTGTTAGATAGAGACCAGAGAAAAATGAATGACAAGGCTTCTTCTCTCGATAGCGGAGGAAAAGCTTCAGGAGATTCATTGGGTTACATAGGTCTATCAGCTGCTTCTTCTCCCGGTAGTGGGAAAGACAACAACATCATTAGCTCTTATAGATCTGCAGTTAGAATCATAACAGATCCTTTTGCAACAAGAGTTAACATTGTTACAGTTCCTGGAATTCGTGATAGTTATGTTACAGACTTTGCAATAGAGAAGACAAGAGAATATAGCAAGGCCATATATTTAATGGATATGCCTTCTTACGATGATAGCTTGAATAGACTATATGATGACTCTTCAACTCGTCCTAACGTTAGAAAATCTATTGAACAATTTGAAGGAAGAGCACTTGACAGCAACTACGCTGCCACTTACTTCCCAGATGTCATAATTGAAGACAGCTTGACAGGTGAAGCAGTCAATGTCCCCCCTTCAGTTGTTGCTTTGGGTGCATTAGGATACAATGACAGAATTGCTTATCCCTGGTTTGCTCCTGCAGGATTCAATAGAGGCGCTCTCGAATCTGTTCTAAACACTGAGGTTCGTTTAACATCTGAGGATAGAAACATTCTATATGAGGCACGAATTAATCCGATCGCCAACTTCCCTGACGGCGGATTCGTGATATTTGGACAGAAGACACTTCAGCAAGCCAGATCTTCGCTCGATAGAGTCAATGTTAGAAGAATGCTCTTAGAAGTTAAGAGAATTGTTTCTGAAATTGCTAACGGGTTGATATTTGAACAAAATACTCCCGCTACTCGCGCAAGATTTATATCGCTCACAAAGCCTAAGCTGGCTTCTATTCAAGGTAATCAAGGAATTGATAGTTTCAAGATTGTCATGGATTCTTCAAACAATACAAATGAAGACATTGAGCAGAATAGACTTAATGGAAGAATTGTCTTAGTGCCGACAAGAGCAGTTGAATTTATTGCAATTGACTTCATTATTACGAATTCAGGCGTGAGTTTTGAATAATTATAAAAGATACACGGAGAATATAATATGGCAGAACTAACATTTAAATCAGCAGGAGTAAGCACAAGAGAGATTGACTTATCTGGTCCTACTCCGACTGGTCCCACCGGTGTTCCTGCAGGAATCATTGGCACGGCCAATGAAGGTCCTGCTTTTGTTCCTCTCACATTCGCTACTTACGGTCAGTATAAGCTTACATACGGTGCTTCAGATGGGTTGAAATACGGACCTATCGCTGCAAGTGAATGGCTTAAGAACGCACAGGCTTTAACCTACGTTCGAGTCTTGGGTGCAGGAGACGGAAAAAAGAGATCATCCTCAACAGGTAACGTGACAAGAGCAGGATTTGTTGTGGGTGAAAGACAAGTTCAGAGTGATGGTATCAAAGGAGACAACCCTTACGCTAACACGGGCGGCGCCGGAGAAGGTAGAACTTACTTCTTAGGATGCTTCATGTCAGAGTCTGCCGGAAGTACTATCTTTAGCGATGCAGGAATTCAGACAGGTGCAGCTGCAGGCACAATTTTAAGAGGCGTCGTTTTAACACCTTCAGGTGTCGTCTTATCCTTAAGCGGCGCGAAAGGAGCCACAAATACAGCGCCTGCTGCATCAGCTAACTCATCTACGGTTAGAGGATTCATGACGGGATCTGTTGTCACCTCTACGGGTGGGAGTGATTTCGTTCTTTTCATGAACGGTTATAAGGCTACTTCTTCAAGTCCTTCAGCTATCACTGCATCCTTCGATATGTTTTCACCTAACTACTTTGGAAATGTCTTAAATACTGACCCACTCAAACTTGAAGAAAAGGGTCACCTTCTCTATGGTCAGTATGACATTCATCCATCTTTGGCAGTTGTAACAGGATCTGGAGTAATAGCTGCAGGCGCCTATCCGGCTGGAGAGCCTGTTGCTTTTGTTCTAACATCTTCCGTTGCCAGAAATACGGCATCAGGTAATGTTCCAGTTTATGAATCATTCCAAGATAGATTTAGCAATGCATCTTCACCTTACGTTATATCACAGAAGTTTGGTGCTGCTCCTTACAATCTATTCAAGATTGAGACACTTTCAGACGGTTCAGGCATCACAGAGAAATTCAAGTTCTCAATTGAAAACATTGTTAAATCAACATCTACAACAGATAAGTTTGGCACTTTCGACTTAGTGTTGAGAAATTTCTATGACTCTGATGATGACAGAACAGTTGTTGAGAGTTTCCGCGGTCTTTCTTTAGATCCTTCTTCTGATAGATACATCGGGAGAGTTATTGGTGACAAGAAAATCTTCTTTAACTTTGACAGCGATGAAGAATCGCAAAAGATTGTTGTTGAAGGAAACCACGATGTTAGATCCAGATATGTGAGAGTTGTTTTATCAGACCAGCTTAAGAACAAAGAAGTTCCTGATGAAGCATTGCCCATGGGCTTTAGAGGCCCCAGACACTTAGTCACGTCTGGATCTTTACTTGCCGGTTACGCAGAAGGATCTGATATCGTCTTGAGTCAGGCACACAAAAGAGTTATGGAACCTCCTGTTCCTTATCGACTCACCGTCGCACAAGGCACAGGCGCAAGCAAGAGAGAAGATGTTGATCTATACTGGGGTATCCAGACTAACATAAAGACCTCAGTGACAACGCCTAACTTAATCTCTGCCTTCGACAACTCTTTCAAGACATACGTCAAGCACTTCCCGACACATAGAACAGATGCATACAACTTCTCTGAGGGTGACAATGCAGGTGTTGCAGATTCTTTAGGAACAGTTAGAGATTCTGATAGATTCAACTACAACAAGTTCACGCTTGAGAACATTCAGGTTAGAACAGGATCTTCAGGTTTGGCTGATTCAGATCAGTGGCTAAGTGCTTCTTATGTTAGAAACGGTGTCATCGCTGCTAATGCTACTAACAAGACCAGAGGACTTACAGTTGATGACTTTGGTGTGGTTTCTAACAGAAAATTCCTAAAATTCACTGTTCCTCTTCAGGGCGGTTTCGATGGTGTCAATATCTTCAATAGAGACCAAAGAGATCTCACTAACAACTCTGTCAAGAGAGAAATTGATGACGAAACTAATCAGGGAGGAACATCAGGTCCTACAATCAGCGCTTACAGAAAAGCACTTGACATAATGGGATCCAAGTCTGATGTTGATATTCAACTCTTGTCAGTTCCAGGAATAAGACACGAAGCAGTGTCTGACTACGCTATTTCAACTGTCGAGAATAGATTTGATGCAATGTTGATTGCTGATATTGAGGAAAGAGATCAATTTAACACTGTCATCACTTCTTCGGCTCAGAGCCCACACGTTTCAAATACAGTGACTGCTTTCAAGAACAGAGTCTTAGATACATCTTTTGCAGCTGCTTACTTCCCAGATGTGACAGTTCAGGATCCCGATACTGGTGGTTTGGTTTCAGTTCCGCCTTCTGTTGTTACATTAGGTGCATATTCACTAAATGACAGAGTTGGACATCCGTGGTATGCCCCAGCAGGATTTACAAGAGGCGCTTTGAATTCTGTTGAGACGCCGAACGTGCTCTTAAACCGCACAAACTTAGATGACCTCTATGATGCAGATATTAATCCGTTGGCACAATTCCCAGGAAAGCCTCTTTCCATCTGGGGACAGAAGACACTGCTTGCAAATGCATCTGCACTCGATAGAGTTAACGTTAGAAGACTCTTGATCGATGTTCGTAGAAAGGTTAGAAATGTGGCTAACACGCTTCTATTTGAACCTAACAGAACTGAGACACTTGCGAGATTCTCTAATCTCGTCAATCCTATTCTACAGTCAGTTCAAGATGGACAGGGCGTCGAAAGATTCAAAGTGATCATTGATACTACAACTACTACGCAAGCTGACGTTGAGAACAACACAATCAGAGGAAAGATCTACTTGCAGCCCACGAGGTCTGTTGAATTCGTTGCACTTGATTTTGTTGTCACAAATGCTGGAACAACTATTTAGTAAGAACTATATAATATAACAGGAGATTTTAAATGGCAGAAACACTATCAGTCACAGATATGCTTCCCAATAAGTTTGAACCAAAAAGAACTTATCGGTGGGTCCTTGCAATCGAAGGAATTGATTCTTTCTTGGTGACAACAGCAAATAGACCCAGCGTGAGTATCACCGACAAGAAGATTGACTACATTAACAGTTATCGCCGCGTCGCTGGAAAGCTTGAGTTTGGTGATCTCAGCATGAAACTTCATGATCCGATCGCTCCGTCAGGTGCTCAGCAGATGATGGAATGGATCAGAACACACTATGAATCAGTTTCAGGTCGCGCTGGCTATGCTGACTTCTACAAGAGAGACATTCAGCTTAAGATGTTAGATCCTATCGGCACAGTCGTGGAGCTCTGGGACATAAAGGGCGCTTTCTTGACATCAATTAACTTTGGTGGGTTAGATTACGGCGGTGATGATATTATGATGATAGATGCAACAATCAAGTTTGATAACTGCGTCCTTCAGTTCTAATATCAAATAAGTTTTACTCTAAATTTAGACAGCTGTATATTTAATGCGGCTGTTTTTTTATGGAGTAAAAATGTCTAATCAAGAATTATCACCAGATTCTGACCTTGGGATGCGTCAGAATGTTATGAAAGAAGAATTTGGTTGGGAAGTGCCTGTTGAGTCTATTCCTCTTCCTACAAGAGGGGCGATATATCATCCTGACTCATCTCTCTATAATAGAGAAGTTCTTCAAATCAAAGCAATGACTGCCAGAGAAGAAGACATCTTGGCTTCACCAGCCTTTCACAAGGAAGGAACATCCATTTCTCACTTAATTCAATCTTGTCTTATAGACAAGTCGATTAGTAGTGAAGACATGATAACAGGTGACAGAATGGCGTTGATGGTAGGAATCAGAGTCACCGGATACGGTCCTGAGTATCATGCTTCTGCCGGTTGTCAGTCTTGTGACACGAGAAATGATTTTGTAGTTGATCTTTCTTCACTTACCATAAAAAGATTAGAGATTAGTCCGGTTGAACCTGGCACGAATAAATTTGAATTTAATCTACCTGTCACAAAAAAGAAAGTTGTTTTTAAGTATGTGACAGCAAGAGAAGAGAGAGAGCGAAAGATTTCAACAGAAAGTATGCAACGAGTGATGGGATCATCATTTGCAAACAGTGTCACATCATTCTTAGAAAACTCAATTGTTTCAGTATCAGGAATAACAGATAGACTTAAGATTAGACATTTTGTGATGAATATGCCTGCGTATGACTCTAAGTCACTAAGAAGATTTATTATTGATAACGAGCCAGGTATGGATATGAGTTGCGGTTTTAATTGTAAAAAATGCGGCACAAGAAATGACACGAAAATGCCCATGACCACAGAATTTTTTTGGCCCACTAAATAACTGGAGAGAAACATTCCTTGAGGAATGTTTCATGCTTCAGATGCACCTGGGTATGTCTTACACAGAGCTGCAAAAATTACCTGTCAGATATAGACATTGGTATATTAGACGATTGTCAAAACATTTTGATAAGAAAAATGAAAATAAACAAAGGTCTGATAATAAAATTTTAAATGGCGATAACAACACTCCACTTTCCAGAATAGAAGAAATATTTAATAAAAAGATGGAATGACATAATTATTAAAAAGGAGTGTTTATGGCTGATGATTCGATTCTGTCAGACTTAGAGAATCAACAAGCAGAACTTGAAAAAGTACTTGAGACTT